GCTGCCCTTATCTCCCTAAAAACCGTCTCAGAGACCCACACAGGGCCATTTGCTGGCCAGCCTAAGCCAGATCAAACCAGATGAGTACCGCAGTCAAGCAAGCCTTACGAGGGGCAACAGAGCCACGCCTTCACAGCCCATGGTTGACGACAAAATCTCGTGGCGATGAGGTAATTGCTTTCGCCAAGTCGATTGGCCGTGAACTTATGCCATGGCAAGAGGTGGTGGTGCGCGATTATTTCGCACTCGATGATCAAAGCAAATTCATTCGTCGCACTGGGCTTTTATTAGTAGCTCGTCAAAACGGAAAATCCGAGTTGGCGCGCATTATGTGTTTAGCGCACCTCTTCGTCTTTGGATCTCGCCGGGTGCTGATCATGTCGAGCAACCGAGCAATGACTTTGGTGTCATTTCGAGAAATGGCTTATCAAATCAACTCCAATGCATTCCTCAAAGAACAGGTGCGCTCGATCCGGTACGCCAACGGTCAAGAGTGCATTGAGTTAAAAAATGGTTCACGCTTAGACATTGTGGCGGCCACTCGGGATGGATCGCGTGGTCGTACCGCTGATTTCTTATGGATTGATGAGCTTCGAGAGATCGATGAAGAGGCTTTCACAGCTGCTACCCCAACGACCCGGGCAACTGATGGGCAGAGCTTCTACACATCCAATGCTGGTGATGCTTTCAGTCTGGTGCTTAATAACCTACGCGAGAAATGCCTGACATTCCCACCTGAATCTTTGGGCTTCTACGAGTATTCAGCTCCTCAGTATTGCCGGATCGATGATCGCAAGGCATGGGCATTGGCTAACCCTGCAATGGGTCACACGGTAAGTGAGGAAGCGTTGCTTGAGGCAATGAGCACCTCATCGATTGAATCGTGGCGCACTGAATCATTGATGCAGTGGATCGACTCCCTTCAATCACCGTGGCCTCATGGCGCATTTGAAGATTGCTCAGATCCGACCTTGGAAATGTCTCCCGGGCCATTGACTGTCTTTGGATTTGATGTCGCACCCAATCGGCGCACAGCTTCATTGGTGGCAGGTCAACTACTCCCCGACGGCCGCATTGGCATGGGATTGCTTCAATCGTGGCATTCAGACATTGCAGTGGATGAACAGAAAATCGCCGTCGATGTAAAACTGTGGGCGGATAAGTATTTCCCCCGGATGATTTGCTTTGACAAATACACCACCGCCACCATCGCTCAAAGATTGCAAATGAGTGGCTGCGCCACGGTTGATTGCTCGGGCACGATCTTCTATCAAGCTTGCTCGGATTTCCTTGATGTTTTGGTTAACCGCCGCCTCGTTCATTCAGGTCAGGAAACTCTTATCCAGCAAATGAATAATTGCGCCGCCAAACAAAATGACGCGGCATGGAGAATCATTCGTAGGAAATCTGCCGGTGATGTCAGTGCTCCAATTTCACTAGCCATGGTCGTTCACCAACTGCTCAAACCCCAAGGACAAGCGGCGGTCTATTCGGCGTAAGACTCGCACTCGACATTTCCCTTAAAGGCTTGACATTTAGTAAAAAATTGATCTATGGGAATAGCAGACCGATTGGGCTTTCGAGCCAAAGCAGCTGATCCGACCTCTCGTGTCGTGGCGCAATTTGCACCACCGGTTATGGATGCACCCTATGGTGGATTATTTAATCAAAATAGTTACGGCGGATACGCCGCGTATGCAAATGCAATAGATCGTCAATCTGCAATGTCAGTGCCATCTGTTGCACGATGCAGAAATTTAATTTGCCAAACTATTGCTGCAATTCCTTTGGAAATGTATAGCGACAAAACTGGTGAAGAATTATCAAATTTAGTATGGGTTAATCAACCTGATAAGCGTCAACCACGATCGGTCACTCTTGCATGGACTGTTGACTCGTTGCTGATGTATGGCGTTGCTTATTGGCGTGTCACAGAAGTATATCAAGATGATAATCGCCCGGCTCGATTTGAATGGGTTCAAAATGATCGTGTAACTACAAAACTTAATGCTACCGGCACTGAGGTCGAGTATTACATGTACATGAATGAAAAACTTCCTATGGATGGTGTCGGTTCACTTGTTACATTTCAAGCACTCGATCAAGGAATCTTATTGCGATCAGCGCGCACAATCGGTTCTGCAATCGATGTAGAAAAAGCAGCTGCCGTTGCATCGCAAACTCCAATGCCATCTGGTGTCATTCGCAATACTGGTGCTGATCTTCCTGATGCACAGATACAAGGAATCCTTGCTAATTGGAAAACTGCCAGGCAAAATCGCAGTACTGCATATCTCACTTCTACTTTGGAATATCAAGCAACTGCATTCTCACCTAAAGACATGATGATGAATGAAGCAGTGCAATACATGGCAACTCAAATGGCTCGAGTATGCAATGTGCCAGCATGGATGATTGATGCAGAAGTATTTCGTGGCATGACTTACCAAAATGTTCTCGATGGTCGCAAAGAATTCGTCGCGTACTCACTCCAACCGTTCATCACGGCCATCGAGACTCGTTTATCAATGGAAGATCTCACACCTCGCGGCACACGAGTTTCATTTGCAGTGGATGAAACTTTCTTGCGAGCTGATGCAATGGCTCGCCTCAATGTTGTAGAAAAGATGCTCAATCTTGGACTTATCACCGTCGATCAAGCGATGGAGATGGAAGATCTCACACCTAATGGAGACAACAATGAATCTGCAATTCAGTAGCCCAATCGAGGCCAGCGATGCTGGTCGTCGCATTATTAGTGGCATCGTCGTACCTTTCGGCACAGTCGGCAACACATCTGCCGGGCCAGTCGTATTTGAAGCAGGATCTATCAGCATTGGTGATCCGACAAAAATCAAATTGCTTGCACAGCATTCACAGACCGATCCAATCGGTCGGGCAATGTCATTCCAAGAATCTGCAACTGAGATTCGTGGGCAATTCAAAGTCAGTGCTAGTCAGAAGGGATCAGATTATTTGGTCATGGCTAGTGAAGATTTAATCTCGGGTTTATCCGTCGGCGTTGAAGTCATCGCGTCAAAGCCCGGGAAAGACGGCACTCTGTATGTGCAGCGCGCGACACTCAAGGAAGTTTCCTTGGTGGAATCCCCTGCATTCACACAAGCTGTCGTCACCAATGTTGCTGCCAGCGAAAGCGAAGCAGATTTACACACATCAGAAGAAACTCAATCAACCACTGAAAGTGAGGCAATCGTGGAAACTCAAGCTCCCGAGGCCGTAACACCTGAGGCTCCAGCTGCGGAAACAGTCGAAGCCTCACGACCAACAGTCAAAGCATCAAGTCCTTACATCACTTCAACCGTTCGCTCACCAATTCAAAATATGGGTGGCTACGCTTTGCATTCAATCAAAGCAAAACTTGGCGATGAAGAATCTGCACTCTATGTAAAAGCAGCAGCAGACTCTATGACAACCAACACGGGCTTTAACCCAACTCAGTACCTCTCTTCAATCTTCGTGAGCAACACTAACTTCGGCCGACCAGCCGTTGATGCTTGCGGTCGCGCAGCACTTCCAACTTCCGGTTTAACAATCAACATCCCATCGTTGATCACTCCAACCGATACTGCTCCAACTGTTGCTGTAACAGCTGAATCAGCTGCTCCATCCAACACCGGCATGACTTCTGAATACCTCTCTTACACAGTAAGCAAGTACGCAGGTCAGCAAACCATCTCCCTCGAACTCATCGAGCGATCAGATCCTGTTTTCATGGATCAACTTATGATTCAACTCGAGCGCGCTTACCTCAAGGCAACTGACGCAGCTGTAATCGCAGCGTTGATCTCTTCCGGTACTGCCGCTACTGCAACAGCAGCAACTTCAGCAGGTTTGATTTCTTACCTTTCAACTGAAGCCGCAGCTACTTATGCAGGCACAAGCTACTTCGCTAAGAATGTAATTCTTGGCACTGGTACATGGGCTGCGACTATGGGTTATGTCGATTCAACTGGTCGCCCAATCTATAACGCTTCACAGCCATGGAATGCCGCCGGCAACATGGGCAATTCATCAATCAAGGGCAATCTCCTTGGTCTCGATGCTTATGTGGATGTCAATGCTGTTGCAACTAACGGTGCTGATAACTCTGCATTCGTTATCGCACCAGAGGCAGTAACAGTATTTGAATCAGCAACAGCGATGTTCTCAGTCAATGTTGTTTCTTCAATGTCTGTCAACCTTGCTATCTACGGCTACATGGTTCCAGCAGTTCTACAACCTAAGGGTGTACGCAAGTACAAGACTGTTTAATTTACTGAATAGATAAATAGCTGGTGGGGTTGTCGCTCCCGATCGCCCCACCAGTCTTATCAAGAGAGGATCTAAGATGTCTGCAACTTATGTCACGATGCAAGAGCTTCGAGATAATCTCGGCATTGGCACTCTCTATTCGGATACCGTCGTAGAATCAGTATGTCAAACTGCTCAGGATCTTCTGGATCAGTATCTTTGGTATGACTCAATTCCAGTAGTCGGTGCAACTCTTCAAAACAATTTCGCAACATTGGTGCTTTCATCGGCTGGCTCTTATGCCACTGGTCAATCCATCACTATCAGCGGTTGCGGTTCAACCTATAACGGCACAGTCACCATTACTGCCACTTATCCATGGACTACGGGTTCAGGCACATTTCCACTCTTTACATTCTTTCCTTTGACTTGGCCTAATTACCCCAAGGGTTACAGCTTCATTCAATACGCCAAAACTGCCTCAGACAAGAATTACCAGCTAATTGTGCCTTATGGCAAAGCAGCCGGGGTTGATACAAAGACTGCAACTTATGATCAAACACCTGCGGTGCGACAAGCTGCGATGATGCTTGCCGTTGACATTTGGCAAGCTCGTCAGCAATCAAGTGCAGGTGGAATTTCTCCAGACTTCTCCCCTAGCCCTTATCGCCTCGGTAATTCACTTATGGGTCGACTACGCGGTCTCCTTGCCCCGTACACAGGCCCAAGGAGCATGGTCGGCTAATGCCAGCGGCGATCACCACTCTTCGATCCACACTCGCCACAGCCCTCACTAGCGATGGCGTGTGGTCAGTATTTAGTTACCCACCAGCATCTCCTATTGCTAACTCGGTAATTATTTCACCTGATGATCCCTACATCGATCCTCAAAATAATCAATACAACTCAATCTCACCGCAAGTCAATTTCAAAATTTCCATGATCGTGCCGTTACTCGACAATCAGGGAAACCTTGCAGACATCGAAAGTTTTATCGTCGCCGTGTTTAACAAGCTCGCGGTCTCATCGCTGAGCATCAAAGTACAAAGTATTTCGGCTCCAACGGTTAGCCCCAGTGAAACAGGCCAAATGTTGATGTCGGAAATGTCAATCTCAATCCTAAGCACTTGGAGCTAACCATGTCAGATCTCACTCAAGAAGAAGAAGCATTCCTGATCAAAATTGGTCAGATCACACCCACCGGCGAAGCAGCTGCACCAGTAGCGAAAGAAGAGGATAAGTAATGGCAATTTTCTATCAAAATAATGCTGGCTTCAAAATCTATTCGGGTTCGGCCTATGTCGATCTCACAGACCATGTTCAAATGGTCACCATCAATCGTCAATTTGATGAACTAGATGTCACAAGTATGGGCCAACTTGGTCATGCTGTCATTGCTGGATTGGAAGCATCGACAATCTCGATCGATTTCCTTAATGACACTGCTACCGGACAAGTTTTGCAAATACTCAACGGCTTAGTGGCAACAGTAGCCGCTTTCAAAATCGTTCAAACTGCAACAGCAATCGGCAACCTCACATCATCAGCAACAATTTCAGCAACAAACCCTCTTTACACCGGATCAGTATTGGTCAACAAGCTCACACCAGTAGCAGGCAAAATCGGCGATGTAGCAGTGCAAAGCCTTACATTCACCGTCTCAGGTGCGATGACCGTCGCAACTTCAGGCACTTGGTAAGAAAGGGATAAACAAATGGCAATTTTCTATCAAAATTATGCAGGATTCAAGATCTCAACAGATGGAACTACTTATGTAGATCTTTCAGACCATGTGGTGTCAATCACCGTTAATAACGGCTATGACGAGCTGGATGTATCGGCCAGCGGAACCACCGGTCATCAATTTATTGGTGGCCTTGCAGCTCCTACTATTTCAGTGGATTTTAACAATGACACAGCCTCTGCATCGGTTATGCAAACCTTAAACACTTTGGTGGGAACAGTCGCCAAATTCAAGGTTATTCAGACCACTACTGCCGTTGGCTCAGCGACCAACCCAATCTATTCAGGTCTTGTGCTGGTTAACAAGCTCACACCAATAGCAGGCAAGATCGGCGATGTCGCAGTGCAGTCATTGACTTTCACAGTTTCAGGATCCATCACAGTCACTCCTAGCGGTACTTTCTAAGCGATCCCACAATGGCAAAGCTAAGAATTACCAAAGCAAATGGCGATGTATCAGAACACGCAATCACTCCAAGCATTGAGTATGCCTTTGAGATGTACGCGAAAAAAGGATTTGGCAAAGCCTTTGCCGAGGATCAAAAGCAATCCGACATTTTCTGGCTGGCTTGGAAATGCCTAAGCAAAGAAGAAGATGTGCCCTTATTTGGTGAAAAGTTCGTCGATGTCTTGGCCAAGGTCGAGGTATTGGATGACTCAAGCCCAAACTAATTGAGCGCGATTCCTTTACCTATTTGATAGCAAAACTATCGGTCAGGTTGGGAATTGCGCCCAAAGAGTTATACGAGATGGAAGCACCGATGCTCAACGCGATCATCGATGTCATTCAAGCGGAAGCGAGGGAAGCTGAAAATGCCAGTAGAAGTCAAAGGGCTCGATGAAGTCCTTAAGGCTATGCGGCAATTTGAGCCTGACCTTGCCAAGAATCTCAATAAGCAGGTGCGAGCAGCTTTAGCCCCGGTGCAGAAGAAGGCTCAGGGTTATGTACCGGCTGAGATCTCTGGACTCTCACATTGGTCATTTGCCACAAAGGGTAAGCAGATCAATGCTCAAACTTCTGCATTTGCAGCTACTACAGCCAAAGGCACTCGTAAATTTCCTAAATTTAATGGTGTGATAGTCCGACGCGGTATTAAAATTCACATAGGGAAAACCCGACTCAATCGCAGCGGTTTCATTGCTCACTATCAGATCTCTAACATCACAGCTGCTGGTGCAATCTATGAAACCGCTGGCCGTAAGAATCCCGGTGGAAGTTCCAAATCTAAATCCCGCAATCCCAATGCTGGCAAACATTTCATTGATTCCATGGGTTCAACTATGCAGGGTCAAGGCAAGCAGCGTGGTCGTCTAATTTATCGCGCCTATGAAGAAGATAAAGGCAAGGCAATCACTCAAACCATCCGAGCAGTTGAAATGAGTATTGCAGTATTTAGGCGCAGGGCTCAAGCACAGACTCTAAGGAGTGCTGCATGAGTGCAACCACAGCAGTCAACATTGATTTTATTACCCAATATAAGGGATCTCAAAACCTTAAACATGCCCAAACTGACATGCAGAAATTGGGCGCAGCTGCTAAGAAACTAGGCGCACTCTTTGGGGTTGCCTTTGCAGGTCGAGAGATCTTGGCATTTGGAAAGGCATCAGTTCAGGCATTTGCCACCAATCAGAAGCAAATCGCATTATTGAGCAACACACTCAAGAATTTTGGTGTACAAGGTGCAACTGAAGAAGTAGCAAATTTCCTCACTAAAGTCAGTTTAGCAAGCGGCAAAACAAAAGAAGAATTGATCCCTGCTTATCAAAAACTATTCATTGCAACTGGTGATGTCGTTGGATCTCAGAAAGAATTACAGCTGGCAATGGATGTCAGTGCCGGTACTGGCAAAGACCTGCAAACCGTCACTATTGCACTTTCCAAAGGGTATTTAGGCAACACCACATCCTTAACACGCTTGGGCGCAGGATTGAGTAAATCAATCTTGGCTACCAAAGACATGAATTTGATCAATGCGCAACTGGCTAAAACCTTCAAAAATGATACTGCCGTCGCCGCTGATACTGTGGCAGGAAAGATCGATCGATTAAAAGTTTCCTTCCATGAGATGCAGGTAGAAATAGGCACAGGATTAGTTGATGCTTTCACCATTCTTGGTAAGAATAACGGCATCGAGTCGATGCAATCCAAATTGCACACCGTCGGCGTAGAAATAGCAGACATCACCGTCGGCGTAGCGACTTTGATCGGATACCTCAACAAGATACCTGGTGCTGGATTCTTTAATGCTTTTCTCAAGGCTAACTATCGCGCAGGAATTCTTGGTCAAATTGCAGACTTAGGCAAGGTCACTCGAGAAGCTATGACTCCCAAGGTGGCTACTGGCTTGATGGGTGATAAAAATAAAGAAAACACCATTAACGCTACTTCTGCGGCTATTGCCAAAACTCAAGCATTAGCCAAAACCAAAGAATTAGCCAACGCAAAAGCAATCGCCAAAGCGGCTCAAGACAAGCTCAAAGCCGAGCGAGATTCTCTTAATCTCAAACTTGCCGGATCTACTGTTGACATGCAGAACATTGAAATTCAAGCTGCGCTTCAACGCGGTCAAACCGATCAGGTCAATCAGGTGCTATTACTTCAAAGGGCAATCCTCAATCAAAATGCCGATGAAGCTTCAGTTTTAGCTCAAAAAGTTCTCAAAGCTAATGGTCTAGTGATGGATGTGAAAGGCAACATTTCCTCTATTGGATCTGCCAAAGATCCTTTTGCTGACTGGCCTACATTGGCTCAGAGTGCACTCGATCAAATCAAACTCTTGCTAGCTGAATTCACAAAAAATGCAGTCGAAGTCAAGGTCAAGGTCGTAGGTGGCGATGGTGGCAGCGCAGGTACTGGCATTGGTGCAAATGCCGCTGGACCCGGTGGATTTAGCGTTAAAGACATCTTGGGATACACCCCGGGTGCAGCGTCACCATCGAGCACTGTTGATTCATCGATGATGGCCTCTCCTGCTCCATCGACTGATTATGCAGCCCAATTAGGTCAGTATTTCGCTGGCGTTGCTCAACAACCACCAGTTCAAATCAATGTCTCAGCTGGCCCCGGAATCATCGTCGATGCCACTCAAGGCAGTTCAAGTAATGGCACACCAGTCACTCTTGATCGGCTATCTCCACTCGGGTATTTAGGAATCAAATAACCATGGGATACCCATTTAGCGTCGCCGTTACCTTTGACTTCTCATCTTCTCCGGTCTTTGGCTATTCATTCACCATTGGCGATCCTCAACACGGAATTCTTGGCACTAATGTGCTTGCCGATGCCGCATCTAATGTGGTGGACATTTCCAGTCAAGTCACACAGATTTCCATCAAAGGTGGCTACAACCTTCTCACCGATCAATTCGAGGCCACTAGCTGCACATTCAGGATTTATGACCCCACGGGTATTTGGAATCCTCAGAACACTGCCAGCCCCTACTACGGCAAATTGATTCCCAATCGTAAAGTTCGTGTCTCCACTACTTACAACGGCGTAGGGCACTTCTTATTTTCAGGTTATGCATCTAGTTACAATTACACCTACCCCAAGGATCTAATTGTGGGTTATGTGGACATTCTTGCCACCGATGCATTCAGGCTCTATCAGCTCTCCAATGTCACCACAATTGCATCTTCTCCTAGTGGTCAAACTACAGGTGCTCGCATCAACGCAATTCTTGATCAAATTTCATGGCCAGCATCAATGAGACAAATCGATACCGGAGACACTTCATGTCAAGCAGATCCCGGCACTTCTCGCACAGCCCTTGGTGCTCTCAAGAATGTGGAAATGACAGAGCAGGGAGCCTTCTACATCAATGGCGAAGGCAACGCAGTATTTAAGTCTCGATCAAATGTGGAAAAAACTAACGGCGCAGCACCGATCACAATCTTTGCCAATGATGGAAGCGGTATTGGGTATTACCAAATCACTTTCGCTCACGATGACAAGCTCATTATCAATCAGACTACGGCTACAAACATTGGCGGCACTGCCCAAACTGCTACCGATTCAGGTTCAATCGCTCTCTATTTTCCACACTCTTACAACATGCCAAGTCTGGTCGGTCTCACCGATGCTGATGCTTTGAACATCGCCCGGCTCTACACGTCAACCCGAGCAGCAACGACCATTCGCATTGATAACTTGACCCTCGATCTGACTACTCCTAATTATGCAGCCGGAGTATTGGCAGGACTCACCTTGGACTATTTCAATACGGTGCAGATCACCTCAGTTACTCAAAACAGTACATCGATTACTAAGACACTACAGATCATGGGCAATGCCTATGAGATTACCCCTGCAACTTTCAAAGCAACATTTACAACCTCAGAGCCGATCGATGATGCATTCATTATTGGCTCGAGCTTATACGGAATCATCGGCGTTATTGCCATGACTTACTAAGGAGAATAAATGACAACAGGTATGCCGGCAGCAACAGGGGACATTCTTAGTGCAGCGATGTACAACGGCCTCGTTGCGTACACACTTAATGCTCAAACAGGAACGACTTATACGACTGTGATTGCGGACTCTTATCAGGTGCTCGTTACGATGAGCAACGCATCAGCCAATGCATTTAAGATTCCCACCAACGCCTCAGTGGCTCATCCAGTAGGTACGGTGATCACAGTGCTCAACATTGGTGCAGGTACTTGCACAATCAGCGCAGTCACTAGCGGTACAACTACTGTGCTGAGTGCTGGTGCAACTGCGGCCTCACCTACCTTGGCTCAATACAAATCAGCTGCGTGCATTAAAACTGCTACTGATACTTGGTATGTAGTAGGAGCAATCGCCTAATGATCGGAAATATTGTTGCAGCTATTAACGGCGCACCGGTTCCTAAGCCAATAGTTACAGGTGGCACTCTTACATCCGATGCCACTTACTACTACCGTACATTCTTAGCTAATGGCACTTTGACTGTTAGCAATCAAACGCTAACGGCGGACATTCTTCTCATTGCAGGTGCCGCATCAGGTGGTCGAGATTACGCCGCTGGTGGTGGAGCAGGTGGAGTCTGCTATCAAACTTCTCGCACTCTTTCAACAAGTGCTTACTCAGTCGTTATCGGCGCCGGTGGCACTGCTGCCACTACAGGTGGCGCAAATGGCGCATCAGGAACTAACTCAACATTTGACACAGTAACTGCCGTTGGCGGAGGCGGAGGCGGAACTTACAACCAAGCTGGTGTTGCTGGCGGTTCAGGCGGCGGAGGCGGTTCGACAAACGCTGCTGCGAAAAGTGGTGGTGCGGCTACACAGGGAACAAGTGGTGGCGCAACTGGTTATGGATCTGCCGGTGGTACCGGTGGAATCTCCAGTGGTGGTACCGGTGGCGGAGGCGGTTCAGGTGCAGTCGGTGGAAATGGCGCAGCTTCAACTACTGGAGCCGCAGGTGCTGGTGGCGCAGGACTTAACACTTGGTCATCTTGGTTGACAACAACTGGCGGCGGTGTAAGCGGTTACTTGGCTGGCGGCGGTGGTGGTGGATCATCTGATGCCGCTTATGGTGCTGGCGGTTCAGGTGGTGGTGGCAATGGTGGTCGTCGTTACACAACACAAAATCAAGCTGTCGATGGCACAGTAAATACTGGCTCAGGCGGCGGTGGTGGCCCTGCGGATGCAACAAGCGCAACTTATCCCAATGCAGGTGCTGGCGGTTCAGGATTATTTATTGTTCGCTATTTGAAATCGGCGGTGTAATTATGAGTCATTGGGCAGAATTAGACAAAGATAACAAAGTCATTCGTGTAACCGTTGGCGATAACAATGATCCCGATGAAGGCTATCAATGGCTTATTAATCATCTTGGCGGTACTTGGGTCAAGACTTCGTACAATTCCACTATTCGCAAGAACTTTGCTGGCGCTGGTTATTCCTATGATGAAACACTTGACGCATTCATTGCCCCTAGGTGCCATGCAGTAGCTGTACTCGATGAGGTAACTTGCCAATGGACTTGCACAGATCCTTCACATTTACCCAAGGCTCATTCATGATCCCATTAGGCACAGCTGCGAAAGTGCTAGAAATTGCTATTGGCGAGATCGGCACTATTGAAGGACCCAAAGATAACGAGACCAAATACGGCAAATTCACACACTTCGATCAACTGCCATGGTGCGGTTCATTCTGCAACTGGGTATTTGCTCAGGCTAAAGTCAGCATTCCTTCGATGGTGGCAACAGCTATGGGTGCTCAAAAACTCAAAAACATTGGCTCTTGGATGATCAACCCATTGCCTGGTGACTTAGTGTTCTTTGACTTTCCTCACGATGGTGTGGACAAGATCAGCCACATCGGAATCGTGATGCAGGTAAATAAAACTGACATTTGGACAATCGAGGGCAACACTGGTGGCGTAGGTCAATCTCAACGCAACGGTGGCATGGTGCTGGCAAAGGTTCGCCCATTGGGTAAAGGCTCTCCTATCGTCGGCTACGGTCGCCCTAAATTCTTACCTTATTCGGGAGAGTTACCCAAAGTAACTCCCACCGATACCCCAACCCCAAAGGTGGTCAAATGAATAAAGCAAAAGCAATCGCGGCATCATGGGCAAGATCTTTCCTTGCAGCAATGATTACCGTGTACATCTCAGGTGTGACAGATCCCAAAGCAATCCTCATGGGTGGCATTGCGGCAATCGCACCAGTAGCACTTCGATACCTCAATCCCAACGATTCAGCATTTGGAGTCACTAAAGAATGAGTCAAACCGATTGGGCGGCGGTTATAGTTGCAATGACAAGTTTGATCGCCGCCTTCTCGGCTGCTGTTCGATTCCTCGTAATACACTATCTCTCAGAACTTAAACCTAATTCAGGTAAGTCAATGCACGATCGAATGACAATGATCGAATACAAAGTCGAGAAAATCTACGAGATCATTCTCAGTGATCGCCTCACTAAATAGCTTGATGGGCTAGAAAAGCCTTAAGTGCATTATTGGCATCTTCGGCTCGCAATGCGCTTCGAGATTCTTGGCGTACTGGTTGAGAAGCTGATGCCTCAAGCCAATCGCGATTATCCTCATACATCAATAGAGCTTCTTTGGCAGCTTTGATGAAATGATGTAAGTGCTTACCCCTAATCCTCAGGGCAAACTCAATTTCTTGGGCCTTGTGATTCTCCCTTAGGCTGTTGATAGTTACAATCAATAAATCGCCGGGGTTGGGGATGCGTGAATCTTGACCAAATCCATAACACTCAATGCGACCCTCAAGGTTGGCGTGGCTGGTTACATCGACCATTCCTGATGCAGCTTCTCGTGGCGCGCTCATAATTTCCTCCCATTTCACAGAAACCGCGTGTTGGTTATTGCAATGAGTGGTAGCGCTCCCCTACCCTCAGTGTTGCATTAACTAAACCGTCGGTCTAGGGAGATTCTCAGGAAAATAAGTAAAAGTTCGGATACCTGATAATTATCAAGTGCCGAGTTGTTACATTATGTCAAGTAGATTTGAGCGCAAATTGCCTCAAAGTACCTAACATAATTATTTTCGCTCCCTTATTCCGGCCTTAACAGATCGGGAGCGCAAGTGTTTTTTCAAATCGGAGTGCTAGCCGTCATTTTACTCACCGTGATCGTTGCGGTATTGCTTATGACCCTGGGGTATGTAGCAGGTCATAAAGAAGGTTCTACGGAAGGCTTTAATCGAGGCCGGGCAATAGGTCGCCACGCAGCTGGTCGCGAGGTGAGCAAATGAGTAATCCATTAGAAGGCTATGAATCGGTAGCTGAAAGAATTGAGAAGTTCTGGGATCACTTTCCTGCAGGGCGGATTGATTCCAAGATCATCCACCAAGACGGTCAACGATACATCGTGCAGACTGACATTTACCGCGATGCCATGGATTTGATTCCCTACGCCACAGACTTTGCCGAGGAAATTAGAAGCAACTCCAATCGCTTTCCTTTGGAGAATGCCTGTACTAGTTCGATCGGTCGAGCATTTCATACTGGTGGGATTTCCAAATTCAGTGAGGGAACCCCTCGCCCATCATTTGAAGAGATGCGCCGAGTCGGCTCAAGTCTGAGCGCAGTACCGGATCTACCCACAGCTACAACCACAATCACAGTGCGCGAGAAGTCCGATCCATGGACTATCAATGCCGTCGTTGATGAACTGGGTGCTCAAATCATTACCGGGCAGATTCCACCAGCTGCGCCTCAATGCAAACACGGCTCAATGGTGCGCAAAGAAGGCCAAGGAGCCAAAGGCCCATATGCAGGTTATGTCTGCTCATCCAAATCACGAGCTGAGCAATGTCCGGCAAAGTGGGATAACTGATGCCATCAACAAATCCTCTTTCCGAATTTCGCCTTCTCTATTTTATGCACTGCCCTGTTGAGGTCACACTGCCCGATGGTTCATGGGGTTATGCCTGCGACATTTGCGGCAACTATGGCTTCCCCTGCGACACGGCCAAATTGGTTCTTGGTGTAATCAAGGCATTCCATGGGTGATCTTGAATTTATCTTTAACAACAATCAAGCCATCAACATTGGTCATTTTGACTTCTGCGATAAGTGCCTCAAGTACGTCAGCATCGAGGGCGGAGAAACTCAAACCTTAGATGGCCTACAACTCATGTGGTTCTGTTCGGAGTGCCGATGATTACCATCAAACTTGAACGCAAAGATGAACTTACCTGCGCTGCCATTGCCTTTCGGCGAGAAGCTGAATCACCTACCAAGGTAGATAGAAGCGTGCAGAAGGTCACATTCCATGAGTCGATCTACCGGAATGCAGAAGCTATCGGATCAGAGATGGCAGTGGCCGTTTACTTTGGCATTCCAAACTTTGAGCCCACAGTCAACACTTTCAAAATGAAAGCTGATGTGGGTAGAAGTGTGGAGATCAAATGGACTCGCTACCAGCATGGTCATCTCATAATTAAGCCCAGTGATCGAGATGAGGATGTCGCGATCTTGGTGACTGGTGCATCGCCCCATTATGAACTGCGTGGCTGGATGAGCATTAAGCGAGCAAAGACCAACCGCTACCTCACCCTTGATGGCTCTTGGTGGGTTCCTCAGCTTGATCTACTCCCCTTGGATGACTTGGTAAGGAGTGATTATGCATCTGCTCTCCTTTAAGTGTCGTATCTGCAAATGCTTGCAAGAGCATGAGGTGTTGCAAGAATTCTCAGGTTTTGGATTAGTAGTTCAATGTCATGGTTGTGGAGTTATGGGAGTTGAACTGAAAATCAATGCTCGAGTAAAACCCAAAGACTCGCCGGTGTCCAATGCTTGAAATGTACTTGACAAGGCCGGTACGATCACCTCGCTCGACGAGAGATGCTGTGGCATCAATCTCGCGGCGGGCCTCTCTAACGGGAGCACTGTGTGTAGCACTGCTACAGCCGTTAGCAGCTACAGCAAGTGAGTCAAAAGCAGACATTAACTATTACAAGCTTTATGCATTTAGTCGATTAGTTAATGACGAACAATATCAATGCTTAGACACTCTTTGGACTCATGAGAGCAACTGGAACCCACTCTCACGCAATGGTCACCACTATGGGATACCTCAAGCAAACAATGTCAGTGTGAGGTACTTAGATGCCTATAGTCAGATTGACTTTGGTATGAAGTACATTGCTCGAAGGTATAAGACACCATGCAATGCACTCAGTCATTGGCGTAGGTACTCATGGTATTAAGAGAGCGACAGGTAGGCACTCACCAGTGGCGCAAGCTGCGGTTGCGTATCCTCATTCGTGATTCATACACCTGCACCTATTGTGGTGAGGATGCTAATGAAGTCGATCATGTCATCGCTCGCAAACATGGTGGCAGTAATCATGAGGAGAACTTGGTAGCTTGCTGTCGTCGATGCAATCTAATGAAAGGCTCGCGTAAGGGTGTTTTTTCGCTTGAAACTGTTAC